GCCATTTCTTAGCAGCTTTTAATTTTTCTACACCACCTTTTTTTAATACTTTTTTAAGTTTTTTCTTATATATTTCTGGAGGTGTTTTACGCAATACTGATTTTAATGCTTTAGTAGCTCCAACAGATTCAAGAGCTCCAAAAGCAATATCAAGATTTGAATACTTACCAGTCTCAGGGTCTCCTGTTAGTGGAGCTATAGCACCTAATGCAGTTGATGGCATTGGCAATCCTTTTTCTCCAGCTAATGGACTATCTGGTTCAACCATAGTATTCATATACATTCCAAGATTTGGATTATATATTTGAGACACACCAGCTTCTTTAAATTTTTCGTTTCTTTTTTTAACTGGAGCATCTAAAATTGCTCCCATTTTTCCTACAGTTCTAGAATAAGATGATAATATTCCTAAGTCATATTTAGGTTCAATTTGTTTACCTAATAAATCTAATAAACTTTCTTTTGGTTCATTTGTTTTTTCTTTTTTATTATTTGGTTTTTTGAAAAATTTAAATTCATTTAGAGGCATAATAAAATACCATGTATTTAGTTGTTGAGTCCGTTGTGCTTAATGCATACGGAATATTAATTTGTATAACTATTTTACTCATCTAATACTATATTACCTGCATCAAGATGGTCAACAAGTTGTTTCATTGTTACTATTTTCCTAACAATATAATTATCAGGATATTCTATTTCTAATTTGGTTAAACCTTCTGAAGTCTTTTTCAAGGCTTCAATCGTTTGACCCAACGTCAATTTGTCTACTTGTATTTCCATTACTTATTTTTTGCCTTTCTATATTTTGAAGTTGCTCTGGACTAAATCCTTCAAACACTCCAAATACTCCTACTTCTTTTTGTTTAACTGTAATTCCAGTCGTTCCTATAATTTTACCAATTTCTTTAGTTGATTGTAAAATAATATTATCATCTTCACTATGGTCTGCTAATAACTTTAGTTTTCTTAATACAAACTCATGGTCTAGACCTAATGTCTTTGATACTTCTAATACACTTCTTTCAACTTCCTGCATAATTCTTTCCTGTTTTAATAACACAATTGCTTTGTTCCTAGCCTTCTCTGGATTTATTTCTTCGTATGCATCCATGTAAGACTTAACCGCTCCCATACCACCTGCTACGTTCACAGAGAATATACGCTCATTTTTTGTTAAATTCTTGCGTTCTTTTACTCTAGCACTCGTGTTCTTTATTTTAGTGCTAAATGTATATCTATTAGGATGATTACTAAAATCAGTATCCATTTTTGTTTTTTTATTATTTAAGAATGTACCTACAATAGTACGAACATACCCTTTAGATAACTTATAATTTTTTCTGTCGTTAGGATGTTTTATACCACTTACCTTTAATAACTGTATAATCCTATCGTCATCACTAAATACCCAATCACCTTCATTAGCATTACGCCAATCACCTACTTCTATATTTGGGTGGACTTCCTTAAACTCTTCTATATCATCATAAACATAGTGACGTTTGCCTTTTATCTTTTGATACTCCAT